TTGCGTCAACAACCCTAACTTCTTTGGCTGGGTTATTTGCGTTTGTGTTGTCTAGCTCCCAGACTGCCTGAGCAAAGTCATCGGCTAGATCTCTAATGATACCTGTTGATGGGTTGCCGGCTGCCTTTAGTAGGGCTGCTTTGATTTCATCTTTGGTTGCCATTTTTAGATCCTTTTCAATAGTAGGTCAAATTGCTTTTTCTTTAGGTCCAGCAAGTCAAGTCCGTTGTCAATAACTTCCTCAACCCCTGGATTGGCTTTTAGCTTGTTGACTACCTCGGTAATCAAGGTTGCGTTTGCCTCATCTAGTTCCTCACCGGACTCTAGCTTTAGCAGTGCATCGGCAAGCTGGTCTGGGTTGATGGTTGGCTGTGAGCGAACTGTTGCAGTTGTTGCTTCATAAGCTGGGAAGCTCACGATAGATACCTCGAATAGCCTGACTGAATCTAGTGTGCGAGTCTGACCATCTCTTGACCATGTGTCTTTGATGACATTGAATCCAAAGCTCATAGAATCTATCGTTTTTAGTCGAAGTAGTTCCGCCACATCTTTTCCTCTGGAAGTTTGTGGCAAGGTAGCTGTGACCTTTAGGCCAACCTCATCCTCGACAAGCTGCATACTGCCACCTCGTAGTGAAGCAAGTGGTTCACCTGCGTCATGGTTCCAAAGTAGCTTTACCTCGTTGCGAGATTGTAGGGAACGCTTGAAAGCACCAGGGGCAACATACTCGATGAAGCCACCAAGGTCTTGTGATGGGCTGTTGAAAACAGATGCGTAGCCAGTAAAGGTCATGCCGTCACCCTCAGCCCTGACTTCAAAGTCAACGCTGTTAGTTCTGACCTCTGGCTCTTGAGCCTTTGGTCCGTCAATCTTTAGGGCAATGGCTCTCGCCACATCTAGCCACTTGTTCTTTTTGTCCATGCTGTTAGTTTCCTCTGCTCTGATTCTAGCAACAACGGAATCAGCGTAGTCTTTAGTCCTCTGTGCAGCTCGCTTAGATGGGCCTGAACCCCAAAGCAAGTGAGCAACTACACCGGCTGATGGGTAGTTGTCTGACTCTGGGTTTGCATCTGGGCTGTCTAGATCTACAAGGTGTCGAGCAATCCAAGCAGCAATTCTTACCCACTTGTCATCGCTGACTGTGCCTTCTGCCATTGCTCTAGCTTCTCTGATTGTGCCAGGTGTGACACCATCTCCAGCTAGACCTTGCTCGTAATACTCAAGGCCTCGCCGAGCTGCTGCCCTCATGTAGGCAGGTGCCTCTTGGTTTATTGCTCTTTCCTCGGACAGAGGTAAATCGTCAATAAGGGTAAGAGTAGAAAACCTGTGGCCAACCCTAGTTGGTGTTTCTAGCCAGCCATCTGATACTTCTCTATAAACAACAATCAGGGCAGCAGGGTCATCCTCTGTGCCTGTAATTGTAAAGTCAGAGTTTGGCACATTTATCTCGCCATCTCGGACAATGCGGTCAATCTTGCCTCTGGCTCTGCCACCGGATGAGTTCCAAGAAACAAAGTCACCAACAGTTAGTGCGTCAGGTGCAGCTCTAAGCTCACCCATGTCATCATCATCGTCATCATCGCTGTCATCTGGCTCCCAAGCGTTGCAGTAATAGCCACCATCAACAAAGTCCTCCCAACGCTCACACCAAGCTTTATCGCCAGCCTCGTTGATCCTGTCCTCGTTGAAAAAGAAACAGTTGCCACAAGCTCTGCCCTCTGGCACATCTTCGGCTAGGGCTGGTCGGTAGTTGTCGGGTAGTTCTCTTAGCTCGCCACCAGGCTCAAGTTCCTCGGCTAGGGATAGTGCAACCATCTGGTCAATCGCTGACTGCTTTGAGTCTTGGCAGGATACGACTGAGCCATCCTCTTTGACTACTGCCCAGTCAGGGCAATCGGTGTTTTCCGAAATAAAATAAGGAGCCATTATGCAAGCCTCGCATTTACTGTTATGGTCCCACCGAGTGCGACAGCGGTTCCGTTTATTGTGATGTTTGTTTGTGACAGAGAAACTGTTTGAGTGCCAGAGTCATAAGCCAATGGTGCGGTTGCAGCAATTACACCTGTGGCTCCTGTATTACCAGTATCGCCTTTTGCTCCTGTAGCACCTGTAGCACCTGTATCGCCTTTTGGACCTTGTGGGCCAGTTGCACCAGTGGCTCCTGTTGCACCCTGAATACCCTGAATACCTTGTTCTCCCTGTGGGCCAGTTGGTCCTGTTGGTCCTGTTGGGCCTGTAGGTCCAGTTGGGCCGACAGCTCCAACTCTTACCATTACAAGGATGACCTCATGGTTATTGGAAAAGTTTGTTGTGCCAGTTCCACCTGATGAATCAAGCGAAACTGCAAAGGTGTCATAAGTAGAAAAGCTTGTGTGGTTGCTAGTCAAAAGCCATTTTTGGAAGTTTGCCGAATCATTAGCGTCTTGAATGATTACATAATCACCCTGATTTAGTAGGTGCAAAAGCAAGTTGACATCATCGCCGTCTTTATCAAGATGGCTGAGGTTTATCTGTGTTGCACTTGTCTGAGTAGCGTTGTTGTAAATAATGTGGGTTGAGCCGGGGTCACCAGAGGTGCTTGTTGTCTTTATCTTGTAATTGACAAAGCTAGATGACTGACCTGGTACACCTTGTTCTCCCTGTGGACCAGTTTCACCTGTGTCACCTTTTACACCTTGGATTCCCTGCGGTCCTGTTGGGCCTTGTGGACCTGTCGGGCCTTGAGCACCAGTAGCACCAGTTGCACCAGTCTGGCCAGTCGAGCCAGTAGGACCAATCTCGCCGGTATCACCCTTATCACCTTTAGGCCCAGTTGCTCCTGTCGAGCCAGTGGCACCTTGAGGTCCGGTATCGCCTGTATCGCCTTTGTCGCCTTTTGCACCTTGAGCACCTGTGTTTCCGGTATCTCCCTTTAGGCCTTGGATTCCTTGTATGCCTTGCAACCCTCTTGGCAATACAAAGTTGATTGTTTGATCTGGAGATGTGCCAGTAATTGTGACAACAGCGGTGTCATCGGGGGCTTTAGTGACTGTGCCAACAGTTAGAGTGTTAGCTGGTCCTGGCACACCCTGGATCCCTTGCAGTCCAGTTGTAGCTTCAGTAATTACAACAGGTTGCTCTGTGACAGAAACAGTAACATCCTGCTCGGCAACAGTGACCTTTGTGACCGACTCAACTACTGAAACAACTGTCTGACTCATCGAGTGACATTGCCTGTCACTACAAACGAGCCTTCAAGCAATCTAGTCACCACTCCACCTGAGCTGATTTCGAGATCGTAGGAATAGGCACCAGCGTCAACAGCCGATGATGCAGCACTAGAGATAACCAACCCGATAGTGCCAGCGGTTCCACCGAGCGTAATGCCTGAGCCATTAGTCAAGCTGATTAGGGCTGAGGTTGCATCGTAGGATTCTCTGACCTGCATAGCAGCGGTGTAGCTAGTCAGGTTTAGGGGTGCGTTGTTGACATTTATAGTAAAGGTGCGGTCAAAGGTTGCACCCTGTGGGCAGACAATGTTGTATGTGCCTGGGTTGATCATTACTGTGCTCCGTAAACTGCTTCGGGGTTGGCAGGGTCAATCTGTGCAATCGGTTGCAGTTGAGTGCTTGGCAGTCCGGTGTGGCTAATCTCAGTTAGACCAACAGCACTTAGAGCCTCGCTTGGGGTAAAGCCTGAGATGACCAACTGCTGAACCATCTTGACACGCTTCTCAAGTGTGATGACCTCGGTGTCTGCCAAAGCAATGTTGGCTAGTGGCACTCGATACTGGTCGCCCTGCTCGACTGGCTCTAGATCCTCAAGTCTGCGGATGTCGTTGGTTGAGTAGAAACCAGCCTGAGTTCCGACTGAATAAGACTGGACTCGTGAGGCTAGGTCTGCCCTTAGTAGATCATTGAACTGAAACTTGATAAAGGCATCGCCAGGTAGTAAGCGAGAGAACGCTGCCTCAACCTTTTCTGCCAGTGGTCTTAGGGTCATCGAAACAAACTGCAAGTTATTCTGCTCCACAGATGCGTAGCTTGCTGTGCCTGGTACACCCAGTAGGTGAAGTGGCACATTGAAAGCTCTTGCTATTTCCTCAACTGCAAACTTGCGTGACTCTAGTGCTTGGCTTGCTTCTGGGTCAGTCTGAGTAGCAACAAACTTAGCTCCACCAGATAGGACACCTGTGCGATGTGCTCTGCGTGTGCCGTTGCGGTGTCTTGCATCAAAGCCATCAGCTAGTTGTTTTGCTTGCTCGCTTGTTAGGTTGCCAGGGAACTCGATGACACCAGAGGCACTTGCACCAGTTCCAAAGAACCTTGCAGCGTAATCGCTTAGGGCAATGTTTAGTCCGAGTGACTGCTTTAGTGTTTCAACTCGGCTAAGTCCTGTCAGCTCACCTGGCAAGATTAGGTCAACGATGTGAATGACCTCATCGCTTGTGAGCATCCGGCCTTCGTTTTGCACTTTGTAAACTTTGCGACCAATAGCTGAACGCTCAACATCTACCTTCTCAGGATCAAGGTTGACTAGGTTTACAACCTGTCCTTGTGCATCTCTAAAGACACGAGTGTAAGAATTGCCATGTACCAACAAGCTAGAAAAGACCTGCTGAAAGAACGCTGCCCTTGTGCTTAGGTCAACATCTGGTTGGTCCAACCAAACTGGTCGGGGGTTCAAAGGTCGGCGAGTTGCACCAATCCTTAGATAAGCCCCACATGGCAAAGTCGAGATGGTGTCAGAGATAAGGCTGACAGCAGAAAAGAACGCAACAATCTCAAACGATTTCTTTGTGGTGACATTTACACCGGACTCTGACTGCAAGCCCCAAGGCTCACCTGCACCCCAAACAGTTTGAAAGCTAACAGCTCTCTGCTCGCCAAAAAGATTTCCTAGCATTACTTACCTCGCTCAATAGCTATACCAAAAGTGAGGATGCCAGCACCGAGCAGAACTAGACCTGCTGGTGGATAGATAAGACCTGCACCTACTGAGATTGTCAGGATGCCAACTGCCTGGAGAATTGTCGCTGTCATTACCAACCTAAATAAAGAATTGCGGGAGTAGTTCCTCAGCCTCTACTCTACCAACAGTCGCCCTATCAAAGGCTATGACCGCTGCCACTGCTGCGTCAATTTTGCGTGGTGATCCACGATGTTCTTTGACAATGCGTGGGCCGATTCGGTCAGTTTTGATAACAGCGTTACTTAGATGTCGGGCTAAAGTTGGGTTGCCGTCATGCGTTAGGTTGCCTTCAGTCACAGCAGTGAATAGCTTGCTACAGGCTGGCACCATGCGAGATGGTGAGCTTGAGTTGTATTCAACTACTGGCAAGCCAAGGTCTTGCATAGCTTCCATTGTGCGTTGCCATCTAAAAGGGTCACAGGCAATCTCTTTGACATTGTATGTCTGGCAAAATTGAATAATCTCATCCTCAACCTCTTGGGTGCTAACACGCCAGTCATCGGTATCCTCTGGTTTCTTTTCCCAGACTCGGATAAGCCCGATGTGTGGCAAGGTGTCATCGGTTGGAATTGTGCAGTAAGTCAGGGCTGTGCAGTCGCCGTTGAATGAGCCGTCAAACCCAACAATGACTGGTTGCTCTGGGTCAAGGTTTATCTGTTGCCCTAGCTGTTCCCACTTGCCTGTTGGTAGCCAAGCGTTTAGAGAGCTGACCCATTGGTTTAGTCGCTTAGTCCTAAACTCTGGCTCTGGGGTTCTTAGGACCGCTGAGGCAAAGTCATCTTTGGCAACTAGATCATCAAAGCCAGGGTTGGCACTTTGCCAAGTCTGCTCAAGTCTGTGGTCTGCCTCTGGCTCTGCTTCCCACCAGGCCATAAAAAAGCTAGGGTCTTTGACTTCACCGGTGCTAACTCGCTTGCCAAATTGGTAAAGGTTATAGGCGATTGAGTCTTGTCCGGTCATGTCTGTCTTTTGACCAGCAGTAGTGACAGCGAGTAGCTGTGCCATCTTGCCTCGGTTTCCCATAGATAGCGAAAGCACATCAAACAGCTCTCGGTTCTTGTGGGCATGGATCTCATCAACAATGGCTCGGCTAACATTCAAACCCTCTTTTGAGTAAGCCTCGGCAGACAAGACTTTCATCACAGAGTTAGTGCTTGGCACATAGATTGCATCTCGATAAAGGGTGCACATCTCAGATAGCTCGCTTGCCTCAACCATCCTCTTAGCCTCACCAAAGATGATTCGAGCCTGTTCCTTTTCAGCAGCAGCAACTACAACCTCGCCACCCTCAATACCCTCAGCGATCAGCGAGTAAAGTGCAAGCGTTGAAGCCAAGGCAGATTTGCCTGATTTTCTTGGAGTGCCCACAAGGGCTACTCGTGCCGATAGACCGCCATCCTCATCTCTGGCAAAGATGCGTCTAACAAGTTCCTTTTGCCACTCTCTAAGTCTTAGGGCTTGGCCTACCTTGCCAGCTATGCCATCTTTACCGATAGTGCCAAAGGCCTCGGCAAACTCAATGGCGTATTCACCATCACCTCTAGCGATGGCCTCATCAGAAACAGGGGTTAGCCAGCGTGGGGGC